GCCAGAACCTCGCAAGAAAGATACTCCAGAACAGTTCTTAATGGCTGCTTGGGTTAAAGAAGCTGGCTTTGGTAGTATCTTAGAACAAGATTTTGAACCATATGTCGTGGATATATACATTCCTGATTTGATTTTAGCGTTAGAGATTGATGGGCCATATCATATGACGCGTAGAGATGCATATCGGGATGCATATCTTCGAACTAATTATAATATTGAAATATGGAGGTATCCGCTAAAGATTGTTAAATCGTCTTTTAAAGCCGAATTTATTGATAATTTATTAAAATATGCACAGGAGCAAATAAATGCCTAAGCTAAGTCAAGTATTACAAGAACGAGAAAAACATTGGATAGAATCAGCGTTTGATAAGTATGATTTAACGCAACAACGAGCATCATATAAACGAACTCATTTTAGTCCATCACAAGCTCATTTATGCCCACGAGCATTGTATTATTACATGTTAGGATATGACCAAGATCCCATAGCTTCACAGAATCTTCGGCGTATGGGTATTGGTACGGTATTCCATGAATTCATAGAGAAGAAACTGATAGAAACTGGATTAATGGTATCGTCGGAACAAGAGATTACGCATGAAGATCCACCTATTAGAGGATTCTATGATGCAGTCATTAAGCGTCCATCGGATGATAAAGAGATTCTTTTAGAATTAAAGAGTATGGCTGAACCAAAGAATCCTAAGTTTGCCGATTATCTTCCTAGACATGATCATTTGATTCAATGGAATTTGTATTCGTTGATGACGGGTATTGATGAAGGAATTATTTTTTATATCAATAAGAATAATCAACAATACATCATCTGTGAAACAGAACGTAGTCAATCTATTATTGATACTACATTAGAGAAGTTTCGATTAGTACAAGAGTATCTTGATAACGGTGAACATTTTCCATATCAACCCGATTGGAAACATGATTGGTGTAATTATAGAGCGACTTGTGAAAAAGATTATTTTATAAAAGGAATTTAACATGGTTAAAGTATCGATATTTTTAAATAAAGCAGCTGAATTACATAACCTGGATCTTCAATATCCAGTACCGGAACGGCCTGAGGGCAATCATCACTACACTTTTCCCCTTAATGCAGACCGTTTAACTGATGTTGAAATAGATAATTGGCTCTTATTCTTAGGGGCATGGCGAAGTTATCTAAATTATCAGATATCTCGTTTAGATGGAGAGCATTCGGTTCTTTCTGAAGGTTATGACCTGCTTTTATCCTCTAAAGTGGCTGTACTAGAAAAAGAGTCGGAGAAACGTCTTCTTAAAGATTCCTTAAAAGGTCAGGCTCTTGCGGAAGATGATCAACTACAGCAACTCAAAATTCGTACTATTGAACTCAATGGTGAACTGAAATTATTGAAAGGTCGTTTGAGTCTGTATGATTCGCAATTTGAGACTATCAGCCGTGTGATTACACGGCGTGGACAAGAACGCTTCAAGATATGAGTATCTTGGGATTGGACATCAGTACTTCGAAAATTGCCATCGCAACCCTTTCCTTAGATGGTTACGATGTGGTAGAATTGACCTCTAAATCAAGGTCTTGGGAAACAAGGCTTAAAGAACTTTACGTACAATTTCTTCCGTGGGTAGCGTCCAATGTTTCTCAAGATGATTTGGTTTGTATTGAGGATATCCCCCTAGTTCAGAACCGTCAGTCCTTGATTAAGTTAGTTCATGTATTAGCCATGTGTCGTGTTGTATTTATGGAACATGACATGGATGTTTTCACAGTCAATGTGAAAACGTGGAAAAAGGATGTCATTGGCGACGGTGGAGCCGATAAGGATAAGGTAAAGGCTATGGCTATTAAAATTTTAGGTCAAGATATTAGTAAACTATCACAAGATGCTATTGATGCATTAATGATAGCTAAATGGGGCGAGTTACGTGTATCTCCGTAGTGGAATAAAAATTTATAGATCCTGGTAATTAAAACGGCTTCTGGTTTGTATCTGAGGCACCGAAGCCGTTTTTTATTTTGTAAAAAATGGAGTAAGAAAAGTGAAAGCAGCTACATATAACCTGACGGATAATGCTTCTAAAATTTTAGAGAAGCGATATTATCTAAAGGGCGAGGATGGTAATCCTATTGAAGATGCCAAAGGCATGTTTGGTAGAGTGGCCCGTACTATGGCTGAGGTTGAGTACAAATATGGGGCTACGGGTAAACAGGTTAAAGAACTAGAACGTGAATTCTTTGATTTGATGTGGGCATTGGATTTTGTTCCTAATAGTCCTACTCTCATGAATGCGGGTACAGGTCAAGGTACTATGTCTGCATGTTATGTGATGGATATACCTGACAGCATGGAAGATATCATGCGTGTTGCCCATGACCAAGCGATGATAGAGAAGTTTGGTGGTGGTATTGGATTTAGTTTATCTGCGCTACGACCTAAAGGTCAGGGTATATCTACTACCCAAGGTAAGGCATGTGGGCCTATTCATGTGTTGAAAGTGCTGTCCCAGGTTGGCACTATGATTACACAAGGTGGGAAACGTGATGGTGCACATATGGCTATCATGGAAATCTATCATCCTGATATTGAAGAATTTATTCATTGTAAGAATACTGAAGGTCAGATTACTAACTTCAATATTTCTATCGGTGCCGATAGTAATTTCATGCAAGCTGTTAGGCAAGATCAATACATTCATCTTACGTGGCCTTTAGATCGTACTTATTATGATGCTCCTATTGAGAGTATGGATGGACGATTTATCAAGGCTAGTAATCTTTATAATGAAATTATCAAAGGTGCGTGGATGAATGGGGAACCTGGCATGGTGTGGCTAGATAGAATCAATCAAGATAACTCTACTCCCATGTTAGGGCAGATTAATGCGACTAATCCTTGTGGTGAACAACCTTTGTTATCAGGAGAGTCCTGTAATCTAGGTAGTATCAATGTTGGGAATTTTATTGAGTACGTAGATACCCCAGTTCCAAATACGTTTTTTGATGAAGAACGTTTTGCTACGGTTATCACTACATGTGTTCGATTTTTAGATAATGTCGTGGATGCGAATCAGCATCCTACGGAATATACGACTGCTATGAATCAATCTACTCGTAAGATTGGTTTAGGCATTATGGGTTTCGCTGATTTATTGGTTCGTCTTAATATTCCTTACGATAGTGATGAAGCCATAAAACTAGCAGATAAGATTGGTTTTGTTCTTAAAGAACAAGCCGATAAAATTTCTGCGGAAATTGGCAAACAGAAAGATAGTTTTCCTGCGTTTGATAAATCTCCATTAAATAAGATAAACGGTGGTGCGTGGGAAGCCATGCGTAATGCATGGAGACTATCTATTGCTCCTACAGGCACGATTAGTATGATTGCTAATTGTTCTAGTGGAATAGAGCCTCTATTTGCATTGGCATATAAGAAACATAATATGTCTGCTGCATTGGAAAATATGGAACTTTTCTATATTAATGATGATTTAAAGCAACGCCTTGATATGTCTCATACTGCTATCGCTGAATATCTTGATGATGGACATAGTATTGATGGGCTGATGGATCCACAGCTTCGCAAAGTTTTCACTGTTAGTGATGAAATCAACTATGATAATCATATTAAGATGCAAGCTACGTTTCAGAAGTATGTAGATTCAGGTATCTCTAAGACTATTAATCTTCCTAGTGAAGCTACTGAAGCTGATATTGCTGTTGCTTATGACCAAGCATGGGATTTGAATTGTAAAGGTATAACTGTTTATCGACGTGGGTCTAGAGAGCGTGAAGTATTAGTTTCTACAGCTAATATGACCGAAACGGCTTCAATAGAAGCTCCTGACTCTAGACCTCCGATATTAGTGGGATCTACGACAGCTATGCCTACTGGACATGGCAAGATGTATGTAACCGTTAATTATGATAAAGATCAGATGTATGAGGTCTTTGCAACCATAGGCAAAACTGGTAAGTGCCAGGCTGCTGATACTGAAGCTATGTGTCGTTTAATATCTACTGCAATCCAATATGGGATACCAGCAGAAGTTATTACAAAACAATTGTTAGGAATTACTTGTTGTCCTGTATGGAATAATAGTAAAATGGTCTTATCCTTAGCAGATGGTATCGGACAGGTGCTATCAGGCTCTGGTGGCGTTTCTATCCATGCTAATGGTCATGGGGATGCGACCACATTAGAGAATTTTAGCGAGATAGTCGTGGGTGGGTCACGGTGTCCAGAATGTGATGGAGCACTATTTATGTCAGAAGGATGTTCTTCTTGCATGGAGTGCGGTTACTCTAAATGCGGATAGAGTGGCGATGCATGAGAAAATCTTAGTTTATGGAATGATTGTAGCAGCGGTAGCCGATGTGCTTACCGCTGTCGCGTGCTGGCTTATAGTCTTTATGATGTAAAAGTGTAATATGTCTATCGATTTCATTAAACATACGACTACCTCTACAGTCCTTATCGATGATGTAGAGATTCCAGTGGAAATTGCTACTGATCCTGTTAAAGGTCTTTCAGGGCGGGATGACTTAGCTGTAAACACTGGAATGCTTTTTGATTTGGATGGACATCCCGTCATCACCATGCGAGGGATGAAATTCGCTTTGGATATCATCTGGATTGGTGAGGATAAGAAAGTAGTTGATATCTCTAGAAACACTCTCATATCTGTGTTAGGCAACGATACTCTTTACAGTCCTGAAAAGCCTGCTAAGTATGCATTGGAAATTAATGCAGGAGAGGCTCAAAAACGAGGTATCAAAGTCGATGATGAAGTTGAGATAAATTTACTTCCCAATAGTGATTTGACTCGTTTATTGGTGTTAGAAGAAGTTTTAGACTATTTAGCTAAAGCTGTGCCGGGAGAGCAGCTTGAGTATCTTAAGCCAGGTGAAAATCCCCCTGAAGGCATTCAGATTCAACGTGGAGCTAGAGGGGGACGAGGTTATTATCCTTCAGACGTTACGGGGGCTGAAGAAGAGTCTACTTTAGAGCCTACTGAAGAACGGGAAGTATCTGCTGTTCAGGCTCCTGAAGCTGAATCGCCAGAACTTGATTTAACTGAAAAACTTCCCCCAACTAACCAGACTCCGCCAGAAGGTGTTCCTAATTGGATTGAAACACCTGATGGTGCAAGAGCAATGGGAGGCTCTATACCAAGATATTGGTATCATCGACCACCAGGTCATGTTGCTGAAGGGACACCTTCTGGCGGATTACAAGCCTATAATATGGATCCCAAAGAAATAGAGGTGACGAGTGGCTTTTATTCCGATAAACTTGGGCATCCACGTCCTACTGAGCCTGAACAATTTCTTTGGATGTCTCCCGTTTCTAGAATGGCAGAGGGCGAATTTGTTATCGATATTACAAAGTTAAACGATGCTGATATGCGGTTTACAGGGCAAGCTGAGGGTAATTTACTGCATAGAGGTGATATCCCCTCAGATGGCATAGTCCGCCGTCCTGAAGCTGAAGCTGAGACTTCTTATGAAATGCCTCAGTATGACCGTAGTTTAGAGGCATATTCACAACAATATCCTGATGATGTGAAATTTTATGATCTTAATGAAGCAGAGTTGAGCCGTTGGGAGCAGCCTGCTGGTACAGTTGCTGTCAACTCTTCAAATGTCGGAGCTACTCTCTTTTTTGGAAAAACAAAGGAAGAAGCTGTCGAGAAACTTCTTACACGACAGATTAATAAAGGAGTTTTTCTCCCTCCTCGCTTAACTCCTAAACCGGATTGGGCCAGTGATGCGGATGACCCATTCCCTAAAATCCCTTCAGATATTAAAGAACTTCATTATGATGATATACCTGATTTTTATAGTGAACATACTTATGGGGACGCATTAGAGTTAAAACAATCTGGGGGGTTTAAAGGCATAGTCAAACGTTTAGTGGAGAAAGCTGGTGAAAAGGATGATATTAAATCCGAAACGTTTACTGAGGCTTTTGCATATGGTGAAGACGGAGAAATTGACTATGTAGAATCAGCAAAGAAGATTGCAAACAAGTTGGGAAGAAAAGTAACTCCTGGCGTGGCTAAATCATTTGTAAAGCAGATACAAGCGAAGACTCAGGATTCTTTAATCCATCGTGGACTACCTGAAAAGTTTTATGTATTTAAAGGTGGAAAATCTCATGGAGAGAATCAAGTTGAATCTACATCTTTATCACCAGATGCTGCATCAAAGAATTATTTTTCACAAAAAGAGACAGAGCCTTATGTAGCCATGTATGCGGTTAATCGTGCAGATGTTTTAGTAGATGTTAATGCGATTAAACACCGATACGCTGGGCGAATTGCTGCTGAAGATGAGCAGGAATTAGTTCTACATGTCAACGATTTAAAAAATCCAATTATGATTAAACTTCCTAATTATATGATTAAGTCAGAGTTTTATAAATCACAGGCTAATGATTTATCTAAACTTCTAGTCCTTGAAACAACTTTAGAGTATCTAGTTAAAGCTATACCTGGCGAGAAACTTGAATATTTAAAGCCAGGAGAACAGCCTCCTAAAGGTATTCAGGTTCAACGGGGAGCTAGAGGAGGACGAGGATACTATCCTTCAGAAGTTACTGCTGTTGAGGAAGAAACGGCTGTTTTAGAGGAGGGACCTACAGAAGAACAGGAGATTGATGTGGTTCAAGCTGAACCCTTAGATGATGTAGTTTCTTTTGATGATAGTCCTGCAGAGTTAGATGAAAATAATTACGCTGATCATGGAAAAGAGTTTGCTGCATATTTGTTGCAAAATCATATGGGTAGCTTCCGCATAGAGGAACTCTTATATGAGACAGGCATGCATGGTGGGGATTTAGAGCCTTTTTATGAGGCTTTAGTGGAGTATGTTGATAATACTCCGTGGCCTGTACCTGTGGGTAGTAATCGTCCAGGCACATATGATGAATTAGGTTTAAAGATAGTTAATACTGTTTATAGTGCTCACGGGCCTACTCATCCTTTAGTAAGAAGAATTATAGATGACTTTCTTACGGAAAAAGGCGGAGAGAAATACGTACAGGAGATGTGGAATGCTCGTATACCAAATACACGTAGCTTAGATGCTTTAATGCGAATTGCTCCAGCCAGTCTTTTGCAAGAGTGGGCCAATAAGATAGATGGTGATTCAATTGGGCATCTATCATCTGCTGTGCCACCCCTAATAGGGAATTCTTTTAGTGCTTTTGAAATTATTAAGACTAGACTTTCGGCTCAAAAGTATATCCCTGATAAGATTGGTGATCACTTTAGTAAACAGATCATTAAGCTAACTGTTGGTAGTGTGGGATTACCTAAAGGGGAAAAATTACTACCACCTTTAGATGAATGGCCGGAAGATTTTCAAAAGTTGTTTGAAAATATAACAACTATTCATAATCCGTCTACTCAAATAGTTAAGATTATGGATGAGTTATATAAATCAACTAAGTTTGGTATATTCCATGAGTTTAGTAAAGAGGCTTGGGAACAAGGAGCATCAACTCCATATGCGGGTATCTTAAAGGAGGCTGCAAGTCGAGTCTTAGATGGCCCAATAGTATTTCATAACATTGATGTAGGGTGGAGAGATGCCAATGCATCAGTAATTCATGAAG